GTTCATCTCCATTGAGAAATGGTCGTTTAGGAATGATAGATAGATTTACAGTCTATGTAAGTCACAACCTATACAAGAACGGAAGTGAGTTCAGCATTATTGCTGGTCACAAAATGGGGTTTACATTTGCGTCACAAATGACAAATATGGAAACAATTCGTTCAGAAACAACTTTCGGGAACATCATTAGAGGCCTACAAGTTTATGGATACAAAGTTGTAAAACCAGAAGCTTTATGCGTCGGTGTTGTTACCGTTTAACTTAGGAGACTAACATGGCTGCATATACAGACACGCATGGCTTTAATAAAGGTTCCGCGGCACACCCTGCTCAAGGAATTAATAGAGTCGGCTACATGGAAGTAAATTTAAACTTCGCTACCATAACTGCAGACAGAGTTACAGCAGGTGCTACGGCACTAGCGGCTGGAGACTCTATCGAAGTACTTAGCGTACCAGCGAACACTTTAGTGTTAGCGGTAGGTGCAACTACAGTAACTGCAGAAGGTGCGGCATCAACATTTGACATCGGTTTAACTGGTGGTGATGTTGATTTGTTTGTTGATGGAGGTGATGCTAACTCAGCAGGAACCACTTCATCAAACGGTGCAGGGCTAGATGGCGATAACCAAAGCCATTACTTTGCAGCTGCAGACACTATTGATATGCTTATTGGTGTATCTGGTGCTGTAACTGATAGTGCTGTAATAAAAGTGTGGGCAGTTGTTGTTGACTGTTCATAATAAAACATAGCAACGGTTGGGGGGTTTTCTTGTATTAGCCCCCCAACTATAACATAGGAGATAGAAATGGCAGGAAGATGGTTAAGAAATACAGTTGATGGAACAATTTATGGTTGGAATGAAATACTAGCTGAAAATCCTAAGACTGAAGAAGTTACTGAGGAACAAGCGTTTCCAGAAAAATTTATGACTAAAGAACAAAAAAGTCGTAAGCCAAAAGTTAAATTAGGAACAAAAAACATTCCAGTTAAAAAAACATCTAAGGTAGAATTAGAAGAAGAAGTTACACGAAGTGTAGAGAAAAAGAGTAAAAAATGATTTTAAATGATGTAGTTACTGAAGTTAGAAGAATACTACAGGATGAAAATACTCCTCAAAGATATTCTGACACAGTGCTTATAGGATTTGCAAATCAGTCTTTAAAACGTATTGCAGTACTTAGACCAGATTTATTTGCGTACGTTAGCACTATGACTTGCACAGAAAATGAAGTTATACAATCAGCACCTGCTGATTCAATACGTATTATAGAAGTTTTTTCAGTAAGTGGTGGTAATGGATGCATAGAAGTTAACAGAGAATCATTAGACCAGTCTTATCCTCAATGGATGAATGACACTGCATCAGCTGCAGTAAACTGGATGAGACACACAAGAAATGCTAATAAATTTTTTATATACCCTAAAGCTCCAGCTAACCAAGTATTAGATATTGAGTATGCACAGACTCCGCCAACTTATGATGGAACTACAACAGTTGCTTTGTTATCTGATGCTTATTTTCCAGTAGTTGTAGATGCTACAGTGTTTATAGCCGAATCAGTAGATAATGAACATGTTAATTCAAATAGAGCAAAACTGTTTTTACAATCATTTACATCAGCTCTTGGAACTAATTTAGCTAGTAGAATTACAACAGATACAGAAGAAGGTGGTATGCTACAAGTTAATGCACAAAAAACTAGCGTTACAGAGGACTTAACATAATGGCTGGAACTAGAACATTTCTTGATATTGTAAATAGATTGTCACCTAGTGTTCCAGGATGTCCTACGCCAATCATAGAGCAATACGTTCGTGATGCAGCAATCGAGGCGTGTGAACGTACTCTCGCGTGGAGATACGAACAACCACGAATACGTTTGGTTGTAGGTGCACATGACTATGCGTATGAAAGCCCAAGTGATGCTGAAGTACATGCGTTTATTACAGCTACTGTAAATGATGAAGTATTAACTTCTGTTACATTAGATAAATTATATGAGTTGTATCCTAAATGGCCCAACCAACCTTCTACATCAAGAGCAAAACCTAGACATATAACACAATTAGACCCTGACCATTTTTCAGTTGCTCCTATACCTGACAGTGCTGAGTCTTATGATGTACGAATGATTGTATGTTTAAAGCCTTTAAGAACAGCAACAAGTATGGATAAATCAGTTTTAGATGAATTAGAAAATGTTGTTATGCATGGAGCGTTGCAGCATTTATTAGTATTACCAGATAGAAGCTGGAGTGATAGAGAGTTAGCTTCGTATCATGCAAAACAGTTTATATTTAAATTACAAGAACGTAGAGCTAGAGCTAATTTAGGAGCTGGAAGAGCATCTATAAGAGTTCAATCAGGAAATTTTGGGTGAGGTAAAGTATGTCAGACGTAATAAAACTAGTTAAAGGAGACGAGCTACCGCTAATTATATTAACGTTAACTGATGATGTAGCTAACACAGCACTAGATTTATCGGCTGGAACTACTTCAGTGACTGTAAAATTTAAAGCTGTAGGTGGAACATCAGTATTATCTACAATAAGTTGTGCAAAAACAACTGATGGCTCAGATGGTAAGATACAATTTAGTTTTTCAGGTGGTGTATTAGATGTTGATGAAGGTTCGTATGAAGGAGAAATTATAGTTAATTATAACGGTAGTTTGCACACAGTATATGATTTATTAAAATTTAGAGTTAGGAGTAGTTTCTAATGGCTAATATAAAACTTACATCAGCTTTAGCAGCAACAGCCATATCATTTACAATAAGTGTTAGTAGCATTTCTTCAGCTGTATCTGGTGAAACAGAAGTTGTTGCATCTTCAGCTTTAGGAACAAGGATATCATTCAGTCATGAATTAATACCAACTAGAAATATAGCGGGTGTTTCAGTTAGTATATCAGAAGTAGATATAAAAACTGTAAGTTCTGTTTTAAGTGACACACCATCTATAACAGAAACCCCAGTTATAAATGTAAGTCAGGTTTCTACTGATTCATTTTCTGTATCAGATGCTCCAGTATTTAATCTCTCACAAGTTTTAGCTGATACTGCTAGTATTTCAGCGACTCCAAGCAAAATCTTTCAATCTGAAGTTGATTTTGATTTATCTGATACTGATATAGACCCAGACCCAGTTACTGTGTCTGATGCTATTGTTGTTCAGTTTGAATATGATTTAGCAGATACACCATCTATAGCAGATTCACCAGCATTAAATGTAACACCTGCAGGTAAATCAGATAGTTTTTCTGTCTCAGATTCGCCAGTGTTACAACCAAGTTTAGCACCAACAGACAGTGTTACGCCTGGGGACAGCGGTGGATTAGCAATCAATTACGTGTATACTGATGTAGATGACACTACATTAGGAGGACATTATTTTAACCAAACTCCAATTAATCCTGGAGGGTATGAATAGAGGATAAATTATGATAAGTGATTTAATAAAAATGAAAGGTGACTTAAAAATTACAGTTACCAATCCAGAAGGTAAAATTAAACAGGAAGTAGAAGTTCCTAATTTAGTTGTTACTACAGGAAAAAACTTTATTGCATCCAGAATGAAAGATGCTAGTGCTACTGCTATGACACACATGGCTATTGGTACAGGCAGCACTTCAGCAGCAGCTGGAAATACTGCTCTTGGCAGTGAAGCAGGACGAGTAGCACTTACGTCTACAACTGTTACTGATAATGCTGTAGCTTACGTTGCGTCTTTTCCAGCAGGAACAGGCACTGGAGCAATAACTGAAGCAGGACTACTCAATGCAAGTTCAAGCGGAACTTTGCTATGTAGGACTGTGTTTTCTGTAATTAATAAAGCTTCTGGGGATACATTAGGTATTACTTGGACTGTAACTGTAAGTTAATAAAAGGAGATTTGTTTAATGACCGTTCTATTTAAAAACAATGCTCATTCGACATTAGCTTCTAGCATTGCAGATGATGCTACAAGTATTACTCTTGCTTCAGGCCATGGAAATGCTAGGTTTCCAGTAACAGCAAGCCCAAATTATTTTTACGCAACTCTCATTGATGGTTCAAATAACTTAGAGGTTGTAAAATGTACTGCAAGGTCTAGTGATGTTCTTACAGTTGTTAGAGCTCAAGAAGGTACCTCGGCAAGAGCTTATTCTACAGGTGATAGAATAGAGCTTAGAATTACTGCACAAGGTTTAGAAGATTTAAATGGTACACGAGCTAGTGAATATAAATCAGATTGGGGTAGTTCATCAGCCCCTATAACTCATACTGTAACTGTTGGAACTAAAACAGGTGCACACCCCTATACAGGCGTAGGTTCTAGTAGTGCTTATTTTATAGACAACATAGAGTCGCCTGTTCTAGCGTTTGATGGTGCAGATACAGGTAAAACATACTACTACAGATTTGACCAAGCTGACTCTAGTAATGATGGACATCCTTTAAGATTTTATTTAAACGCTGCAAAAACTACAGCATATACAACCAATGTAGCAACAAACGGAACACCTGGTACTGCTGGTGCATACACACAAATACAAGTTGATGAGCACACTCCAAACTTATTGTACTATCAATGTAGCAGTCATGCTCACATGGGTAATTACATACATCATATTTCTAATATGATTAACAGTGGTGGCGTGTTGTTTAAAATGCCTACAGCAGATGGCTCAAACGGACAAATACTATCAACTAATGGCTCAGGAGTTTTAGGTTTTGTAGCAGCAGCAACAGCTACATACCCAACTGTTACAGGAGTAACTCCTTCAGCTACAGGTAATACTGCAGCTAACCTTGTTATTGCGGGGACAAATTTTGTTATAGGGTGTCATGTAGAATTTATAAATTCATCTGGGGCTATATCTCTACCAAACAGTATTGTTAGGGATTCAGCTACACAGCTTACAGTCAATGTAACATTAGGCACAGATGCAACATATTTTATTCGTGTTGAGAATCCTGACGGCCTAGCAGCTCGTAGCTCATCAGCAATTCTTACAGTATCAGATGCACCAACATGGAGTACAGGAGCTGGAAGTTTAGGAAGTGTAGCAGCAGGAGCATCAGTATCTTTAGATGTAGATGCTTCATCAGACTCGACAGTAGCCTTTAGTGAAACTACAAGTGTGCTAACCAGTAATACTGACACACCTGCAAGTACCATGAATTTAACGCTTAACTCGTCTACAGGTGCTATTACAGGCACAGCTCCTAACGCAACGAGTGAGACAACGTATAACTTTACCCTACGAGCTACTGATGCTGAATCACAAACAGCAGATAGAGCATTTAGCATAACAGTAACTACTGGGTTAAATAACAGTATAACATTCCAGAACCCATAGGAGGTATAAAATGTCAGCATATTTAACAAGAACAAATTCAGGAGCAGGAAGTAGAAGAACCATGACTTGGAGCTTTTGGATTAAATTTAGCCGAGGGGCCCATGCATCATATGCTTCCTCAGAAGAAGCACAGCAGATATATGGAGATGCACAAAGTGGTTATCCATCACATAGAATTTCATTTCATGAAGGTAAGGCACATTTTTATTCAGCAGATGATGCTGGGCAAAATGGCAAAGTAGCTATGGAGTCAGGAGATATTAGGTTTCGTGACCCTAGTGCTTGGTACCATTTTGTTTATATGCTAGATACTACTGCTGGTAGTGCAGCAACAAGACAAAGAGTTTGGGTAAATGGCATTGAAGCAGATGTTAATGGTAATGGTGGTTGGGTTAGAACTGATGCTGGACAAAACCATGATACAGACCACAATGGAACAGAAACAGAGTATCTAGGCAGATACCATACAGGAAGTTATTTTGATGGACAGATAGCTGATTATCATTTCATAGATGGACAAGCTAAAATCCATACAGACTTCGGACAGGTTGATTCTACCTCTGGAATTTGGAAACCTAAAGAATACACAGGCACATTTACAGGAAACTCATTCTATCTTAAAGGAGAAAATGCTGGAAATATAGGATTAGACTCATCAGGACTTAGTAATAACTGGACAGTAAATGGTACTAATATTTATCAATCAGAAGATACTCCAAGTAATAACTTTGCAATATTAAATTATGATACTTCAACACAAGCTAGTGGATATGGCAGAGTAATAAATGGTGGCACAACAATCAGTATGAATAATGATACTTATTCTTTTGGTAATGCAGCATCAACACTCGCTGTATCTAAAGGAAAGTGGTATTTAGAAGCAAAAGCAACAGGAACTGGTGGTTATAATTATATAGGGTTTTGTGTTTATGGAGATTTTAAAGGAAGTGGTAAAAGAAGTAGCATAGACCCAACAGTACAAACTGATAACTCAGCATGGATGTTTCAACTTAGTACAAATTCTAGTTATCAGCTTAAAAAAGTTAAACACGATAATGCAGATGTCTTGACATCATTTGGACCAACGATAGCACAAAATGACATTATTATGATGGCTTTAGATTTAGACAATGGTAAGTGTTGGTGGGGTGTTAATGGCACATGGTTAGATAGTGGTAGTGGTACAGGTGTTCCAGCTAGTGGCACATATGCTCATGTAACTTTTACTCAGAACCCAAGTGGAGAAGGAACTACACCTGTATTTTATGCACCTTTATTTACAACATATGGGTTTGCTGGAACTTCTGAATTGCAAATAAACTTTGGAGCAACAGGTAAGTTTGGGAACACAGCATTATCATCAGCAGTAGCAGATAATGGCGGATATGGTACATTTGAATACACACCACCTAGCGGATTCTATTCGTTATGTACCAAAAATATAGCAACATACGGTTAGGAGAATATTATGGCATATGCATCAATACCAAAAAATAAAGCTCATTTTACATCAGTAAGATACACAGGCTCAGATTCAACAACAACGATAACAGGTGTAGACTTTAAACCTGATTTAGTTTGGACAAAAAATATGGATAGTGGTTCTACTTATTGGAACTGTGTTGATAGTAGTAGAGGTATTACTAACAATATGTATTTAAATACAAATGATGATGATGAAACACACACAAGAGTAGCAAGTCTAACATCAGATGGTCTTACTCTTACAGGCGACCTTACCTACACGAATAATGCAAGTGATAATTACATTACACAGCTATTTAAAATGAATGGTGGCACAACAGCATCAAACTCTGATGGCTCGATTACATCAACAGTACAGGCAAATACTGCTGCTGGAATGTCTATTGTTACTTACACAGGCACAGGAAGTGCAGCAACAATCGGACATGGATTAGGAGCAAAACCTGATTACATTATTGTAAAAAGAAGAAATAGTGCAGAATGGTGGGAAGTATATGCAAGTAAATTTAATAGCGATGATGCCTCATCATTTAGTGCAGACCCTGAAACTGATTATATTGAACTAGGACATAATGGTGCATTAACAGATAGTGATGCTCGATGGAATGACACAGCTCCTACTACAAGTGTATTTAGTGTTGGCAATCATGCTAGTGTAAATGGTAGTAGTGATACTTATGTAGCTTATTGTTTTGTAGGTATCAAAGGTTTTAGTCATGTAGGTTTATACAGAGGTAATGGAGTTAACCACTCATCATTTGTTTACACAGGTGGCAAACCTAGAATGGTTTTAATTAAATCTCTCCATACAGGTGCATGGATTATGCAAGATTATGGAATGAATTACAATAGATTACAGGGTTCAGGCAATCAATATTTTATGGTGCCTGAAAATGCTAATGCTAAAGAAGCACAGACATCAGGTCAATATAGTAGTCAAGGACCATCATGGGTAGATTTTAGAGCCAATGGTTTTAAGTTAGCAACAGGTAATGCTTGGCTTGGAGATGGGTATAAGTATATATACATAGCATTTCTAGAAGAGCCTATTGTATCAACAAATGGAGTGCCAGCTACAGCAAGATAAATATGGGAGTTAAACTAAAAAATAATGCATTTGGAACTTTAGCAGCTGGTATTAACAATTCTGTTACTACAGTTGCTCTTACTGCTGGGCAAGGAGCTAAGTTTCCTACTACCAGTTCTGATGATTATTTTTATGCAACTCTTATTGATAGCTCAAATAATCTTGAAGTAGTAAAAGTTACTACTCGTTCAACTGATTCTATGACAGTCACAAGAGCTCAAGATAATACTTCGGCTAGGGCTTTTATAGCAGGTGATAGATTTGAACTTAGACCAAATGCAAAAGTCTTTGAAGATATATTATCAGAATCAAGGGATTTAAATGGAGCTGAATTTATTCTAGATGCTGATGCAGATACCAGTATAACTGCTGATACAGACGACCAAATAGATATTAAAATAGCTAACTCAGATGATTTTCAATTTACCTCAAACAAGTTTACAGCACAAATAGGTTCGGGAATATTACTAGCAAAATCAACTGCTACTTCTGATGAAGCAAGTAGTGCTGGTAGTTTTACTGAAAATAATTACAACATATCTCATACTTTAACTTTAGACGGAACTTTAGCTGACGATGCTGTATTAGCTGACTTTACTGTAACATCTGATAAATGTCTTGTTACGTCTGTAGTTGTTGGTGTGTGTAGTCTTAAGTGTCATGTAGATATACATACAGTAGCAGCAGGTTCTTTTAAAGTTAGTGTAACAAATAAATCAGGCGGAACTTTAGCTAACGATTCAACTATGGTATTAAACTATGTCATTTTATAAACAGACACCTTTATTAATGTTTCCTAATGGAACAATAGCTAGAAGTAAAACAATGGTAGAAGGCTGTGTAGTAGTAGAAGAACCTGAATTAGAAGAGATTACTACAGTAACAAATGTAATAGACCAAACAAAAGCGGTAAAAAATGGAAGTTAAAGTAAAAGAAATGAAGGATAACAATGAATTAACTCTTGAAGTTGAACTTATTAAAAAAGATATTTACGACATTAAGAGTAATCATCTAACTCACATTGAAAAAGATTTGAGAGATGTAAAACGAGAAGTGTTTAAATTTAAGTATATAGCTTGGACAGCTATTGTTATTTTTGTCCTAGCTACAGATAAATTTACAGAAATAATTAAACTTATGTAGGAGAAACATTATGCCAAGTGGTAAAAAAGTTGGAATGACTACTCAACCAGGAAGCAAGCTTATTATGAAATATGCTATGGGCGGAAAGGTTAAGAAAAATAATAAGATGATGTATGGCCATGGAGGCATGGTTAAAAAAGGAAAGTGTAAATAAGCATGGTAGCTAAGAAGTACCAAAGTAAAACTGGAGGGCTTAACGCAGCAGGTAGAGCTCACTTTAAACGTAAAGAGGGAGCTAATCTCAAACCTCCAGTAACTGGTAAAGCACCTAA